TCGGCGTGACATTCTTTATATTAACGAATGCAATAATGTTACCTTTGAGTCTTATAATGAACTTGCTATACGGACTAAAAAAGAAGTATTTTTAGACTTTAACCCTGCTAATGAGTTTTGGGTGCATACCGAACTAAAAGACGAATCAGACGCAGACTTTTTAATTTTGACTTACAAAGACAATGAAGCTCTTGACAAGTCAATTATTGACCAATTAGAAAAGAATCGTTTAAAAGCAGAAACAAGCTCATATTGGGCTAATTGGTGTCGTGTTTACCTTGACGGTGAGATAGGAATGTTAGAGGGCGTTATATTTAGCAACTGGAAGTCTATTGATAAACTACCTACCGAAGCTAAATTGATAGGAATAGGATTAGACTTTGGATATACAAACGATCCGACGGCAGCAGTTGAGATTTACAATTATAACGGAACACGGATCCTCAATGAATTGGTTTACCGTACAGGAATGTTAAACAGCGATATAGCTAAAATCCTACCAAAACACGTACCTATTTACGCAGATAGCTCAGAACCAAAGTCAATAGATGAAATAAAGCGGTACGGAATAACAATTAAAGGCGTTACCAAAGGCAAAGACAGTATTAATTACGGGATTGATGTAATGCAACAACAAGAATACTTAGTAACCTCACAAAGCACCAATCTAATAAAAGAACTCAGAGCATACTGTTGGGACGTAGACAAACAAGGAACAAGATTAAATACTCCGATAGGAACAAATGACCATGCAATTACGGCGGTACGATACCACGAAATGGAAACATTAGGTTTAAAACGAAATTACGGAACATATAATATACGTTAATGACAGATGACACAGCGGTAATGACTAAGGAAGTTGAGAATTACGTGTATATTCGTACTGGAAAACGTGTAAAGATAGTTTTTAATGATAGTCAAAGTCTAAGAAAGCATTTAATATTACTTGGCGAAGCGTACGCGGTTGCTATGTACTACAATAATCATAATAAAACGTTTAAATAATATGAAGCTTGAATTAGTAATTCCAACAAGTCTTGGTGAAATTCCATTGAAGCACTATCAAAAGTTTTTAGCAATAGCCGAAAACACGAATGATGAGGTTTTTTTAGCTGAAAAAATGATAGAATGTTTTTGTGGAATCCAATTAAAAGACGTGGTTAAAATTCCGTTCAGCGAAGTTGAAAGTTTAAGTAATCATTTTGCTCAAATGTTCAAGCAAAAGACGGAGTTCAAAAGCACATTCAAGATTTTAGATAAGGAATTCGGTTTCATTCCTAATTTAGAGCATATCAGTTGGGGTGAATATATAGATTTAGAGGCCAATATAAGCGATATAAAGACGTTTCACAAAGCAATGGCGGTAATGTATCGCCCGATAGTAGAAAAACACGGAGACAAATACAAAATAGAACCTTACGAATCTGCGGCTAATTATTCGGAAGTCATGGAGTTTGCTCCTTTGGATGTTTCACTTGCTGCAAAGGTTTTTTTTTACAATTTAGAAAACGAGTTATTGACGGCTACCCTGTCTTATTTGGAGACGGAGATAATGAAGAGCAAGGAGATTTCAGCGAGTTTAGTGAAAGAGCTCAATTTAGCAAAAACTGGGGATGGTATCAGTCAATATATGCAGTCGCTAAAGGAGATATCACAAAATTTGAAGCCGTTACCAAGCTTCGACTTACGGCAGCACTTACCTACCTTACTTTTGAAAAGCAGAAAACAGAGATTGAGCAACGTGAATTAAACAGACAACTAAAAAAAGGAATATGAGTTACTACGCAATACTAAACATTTTAAAGACGGAACTTGAAGCAACGAACTTGGTGAACACGGTTACTGAGGGCGACATATTCAGGGTTGACTTAGCAAAGCAAACTATATTTCCTTTGGCGCATATTATGGTTAATAACGCCACGTTTGAAAGCAATGTTATTCGATACAACATTTCGATAATAGCTATGGATATTGTGGATATTTCAAAAGACGAAACAACTGATATTTTTATAGGCAACGATAATGAGCAGGATGTATTGAACACTCAGATAACAATGTTGAATCGTGTTTATGAAAAATTAACGCGTGGAGACTTTTTCAGCAACTTAGGAATTATTGACGGCAATCCAACTTGTGAGCCTTTTATTGAAAGGTTTGAAAATAACTTAGCAGGATGGACAATGACTTTTGATTATTTAGTAGGCAACGAAATGACTGTGTGTGATGACTAACCACGAGGAAACGATAAAGAAATTTGTAGCGTATGTTGTAGCTCAATCCAAAAGGAACTTGACTACGATGAATAAAAACGCGTCAAAAAAACTTTACAATTCAATTACTGGTGAAGCAAAGCAATTTCCAAACTCAATCGGTATTTATTTCAATATGGAAGAATACGGATATTACCAAGATCAAGGGGTTTCGGGAGTTAAGAAAAAATACGATACGCCTTTTAGTTATAAATCTAAAATGCCACCGCCAAAAGCGTTCGATAAATGGACGGTTAGAAAGGGGTTAGCACCGCGAGGAAAAGGCGGACAATTTGAAAAGCGCAAAGGATTAAATTTCGCTATTGCACGAAGTATATTTGAGAAAGGAATCAAACCAAGTTTATTCTTTACAAAGCCTTTTGAAGCAGCCTTTAAAAAACTACCCGATGACTTAGTAGATAGCTACGGTTTGGATGTAGTGGATTTATTTGATAGTATAATGAAACAAAACTTTAAAAAATGATATTTGCACGTTCACCGTATATTGTAACGATTAACGAAACAGGTCAAGAAAGCACACGTTTAGAATTGTTTATTTGGAATGGCACGGGGTCAGCTCCAGCGTTTCCAAGTTATTCACTTAGCAAACAAGTTCCAAGCATAAACAACATAAACACGTACTACAATATCAGTCCGTTTATACGTGAGTATTTCGACTTCAATCAATCAGACCCAATCGTATCGGGTACAGATGACCTAACAAACCAATATGCGTACTGTAACGTAACTTATAAGACTTATTACAGCATTGATGGAATTGAAACCTTAATAGACACATTCACGGACAAATGTTTTGATGGCTACGCGCTATATGAAAACGGAAGTAACTACTCAGGACAAAATGTATTATTAAGTGATAAGAGTTTAGCAGGTGGTAGCAACGTATATAATTATCCGTGTTGTGATTCTATTGATGGTGATTGTGAAGTTATTTATGTTTCATTTATTTATGATGGCGTATTTTATGGTTATGAATTACCTTTAAGAGACCCTGCGTTTTACGAATTAGCTATTGAGGTTGATGGTGAACAAATAGGTAATATTTATGTTATTTTTTTAGAGGTTGAGGTATGGGCGTTAGATATTTCTTTTGAAGACCCTAATTATCCAAATGCAAATTATTTGCATGATTTTACAGGTACATTTTGCCCTAAATTTGATGATTGGGAATTTGTAAGCGGAGATGAATTGGAAAGTGTGTCAACAAAAGGGTCTTTAGCTTGTTCACAAAAGGCAGCTGGGTTTTCTTTATTAACTGGTGAAGCTGGAGATAATAATTATTGGATTGCAAAATACACGGATGTTAAAACCTTAAATGTGTTTCAATTAAGTTTGAACACAAATACGGTTTACGATATTAATAAAGTTCACCCTCCATTTACTGACTTTGGGAACAAAGTTGAAATATTAGACGGCGATGAGGTTGTACAAGATACTTACTACTTCCTGCCTCAATGTGAATGTAAGTACGAAGTAATTACCTGCGACTTTGTTAATCGTTGGGGAGGTTGGCAACGTGAGTTCTTTTACAAGGCTTCAACTGAAAGTGTAGAAATGTCAAACACGCAATACAAGTTAAACCCTACAAATTTTCCGAATTACAATTTATACGAGGGTCAAACAAAGAATTTCAACACAAACGCGAAACGAAGCATAAAAGTAAATACTGGCTGGGTTGAAGAAAATTACAAAGTAACGATTGAGGAAATGTTATTGAGTGAGACTATACGAATAAACGGATTACCTGCGGTATTAAAAACCAAATCAGTTGAAAAATTCAAATCCATAAACACGAAAACAATTAACTACCAAATGGAGTTTGAAATGGCTTACGATGTGTTAAATACAATTATCTAAATGAGAACAGTTCAAATATACGTAGGTAGGGATGTAACGGATTTAGATTGCATTCGTGTTACGTTCACAATAGACGGTATTTCGCAAATCGTTGACGTTCCTATGACAGGAATGGAAAATGACAAACCAAAATACGAATACAATACCGATTTAAGTCAAGGCGATTATCTTGCAACTGAAAATGGTAGGAGAATATTAACAGAAAGCAACGATGTTTTTATTACAGAAAGTTCCGTATTTACGCCTTCAATTACTATTTTGTGGTCATCAATTTCAAATCAATGGTTAATTAATATACAGTCAAATAATTTGGATTTTGTATATTATTCAAATGCAGACATATATTACCCTTTTATAAACAACTGGGCGTATTATGGTGAGCCATTTTTAGAATTGGAGTATTTGGTAACTGAACAATGCAGGGATTTAAGATACGAAAGGTTAGAGCTATTCAACGATGAAAAAATAAACCTTACATTAAGCGTTCAGAATTTAAGTGATATATCAAAAACGTTTACGGATTTCAGTCAAAGTTTCACCGTACCGGGAAGCGTAGTTAACAACCGTATCTTTGAGCATTTTTATCAAAACGATGTTGACGGAACTTTAGATTATAATATTAAGCGACCTGCATACATTGAAATTGATTTTA